GGCGCGCAGATCACTACGCCGCTCTGGAGCACGCGAAGAACGTCGGCCGGATGCTCTGCGAGGTCAAGGACCGAACGACGCACGGTCAGTGGAAGCCCTGGCTCGCCGAGAACTTCAAGGGCTCGTACGAGTCTGCGGTAGTCGCCATGCAGGTCTACGGCGCCTGGCAGAACCACCCGCAGGCGCTCAAGGATGCGGACGGCCAGCTGCCGCAGACGATCCGCGGCACACTCGCCGCGATGCGCCGCACACGCCAGAAGGGCAACCAGCGGGCACTGAGCGCGCTGGATAGCGCCAAGGTCGACGACGAGCCACCCGAGACGCTCTACACGATGACGCTCTCCCAGTTCGCCACCGCCTGCCGCCGTCTGCGCAAACCCTCAGACCAGGAGGCGCTCGACTGGCTGAAGGCCGAAGGCATCGCGGCGTGACGTGGCAAGGCGTCAGTGTAAGGGGAAGAACCGCCGTGGTGAACGGTGCAATTCGTGGCCGATGCGGAACTCGGACTACTGTTGCGCGCACAACGCAGCCTTAGACGATTCGCGACGTTTCGGAACGATTGCTCAAGCGAACGACGCCGCCAAGACTGCGGGGCGACCGCGCAGACCGCGCGAGATCGAGCTGATCGAACAGGTCGCCGAGGAGAAGCGCGAGGAGCTGCGAGCGGTATATGCGGATGGCCTTGTCGCCGGTCGCGCTGTCGTCGTGGGAACGGGACCGAAGGCACGACTGGAGATCGTGCCCGACCATCCGCATCGCCTGAACACTGCGAAGGAGATCATGGATCGCCTGCACGGCAAGCCAGCCGCCAACGGCGAGACCCACAATGGCACCACACTCGTCAACATCAACCTGATCACCGATGACTCCCTCAGAGAATCAGCAGAGCGACTCAGAGAAGATCTGGCAGCTAGCCGCACAGTCGAGTCCCGCGGGCTTGGCGCTGGCAGCTGAGTCGACCTACACGCTGCCGCCGCATGTGAAGCTGATCGACCGCCTGCTCGTCCGAGTGGCGGCCGGCGAGCTCAAGCGCCTGATCGTGACCGTGCCCGTACGTCACGGCAAGTCTGAGATGTGCAGTCGCTTCTTCCCGGCGTGGCTGCTCGGCATGCGACCTGAGTGGAAGATTGTTGTCGCTGGCTACGGCCAGGAGTTCGCCGACGAATGGGGCCGCAAGGCCAGAGATCTGCTCGAGCAGTATGGCCAGCGCTTCTTCGGCATCGCACCGCGGCGAGGCTCGCGAGCGAAGGCGCACTGGACGCTCGAAGGATCAGCAGCGATGCCTGGCGGCGGCATGTACGCGCTCGGAGTCGGAGCATCACTCACCGGACGCGGAGCAAACGTGCTTGTCATCGACGATCCGATCAAGAACGCCGAGGAGGCCGACTCCGAGACGATGCGCGAGGCGATCTGGAACTGGTACTGGTCGACCGCCCGAACGAGGCTGGAACCCGGCGGCGCCGTCGTGATCCTGATGGCGCGCTGGCACGAAGACGATCTCGTCGGGCGACTGCTCGAGCAGCGACCGGACATCGAACCGTGGAACGTCGTCAATCTGCCGTGCCTGGCCGAAGAGAACGATCCGCTCGGCCGAGCGCCCGGCGAGACGCTCTGGCCCGAACGATGGTCACAGCAGGAGATGGAAGCAACCAGAGACGCGCAGCCGAGCGCCCGCTGGTGGTCAGCGCTCTACCAGCAGAAACCAGTGCCCGCCGAGGGTCTCTTGTTCAAGCGCGCCAACTTCTGCCGCTGGGAACTGGCGCACGACGTCTACAACGACTTCTACGTCCTGCGCGATCCCGAGCGCGGCGATCGCCACATCGACGCCGGCCAGGTGACGGTCTTCCAGGTCTGCGACATCGCGGCATCGGACAAGACGACAGCCGACTACACCGTGGTCTCGACCTTCGCGCTCACCCGCCACAAAGACCTGATCCTGCTCACGGTCGAGCGCCAGCACTTCGACGTGCTCGAGGTCCACCGCTTCATCGAGCAGGCCAACGACGTCCACGGCAGACCGCCGATCTGGGTCGAGGAGTTCGGTGCCGGCATGGGACCGCTCAAACGGCTGCGCCAGGACGGCTACCCGGCGATGGCCCTGAAGCGCGAGGCGGGCATCCAGCTCGACAAGACAGCACGAGCCTTCCACGCCGTCGCCGCCTACGAGGATCACCGCATCTACCACCCGATCGACGACACGTCGTTCAACGGCTCCTCCGTCAAAGACTGGGAGAACGAGCTGGCGACGTTCCCCAACGCCGCGCACGACGATCAGGTCGATACGGTGAGTTACGCGGCGCGACTGATCCCGCAGCTCGCGCCGCAGATCCGGATGCCCGCATCAGACGTCGAGCGCAGGCCGATAACGGCGGGTGCGATGAGCACCCAGTTCTGATAGTCGCCGGCGATGGCTGAAGGCACCGAATCGCTCATCTCGCGCCTGCGAGCGTACGCAGGCGGACGCACGGTCGCGAGTGATCGCGCTGGCCCTACCAGCGATGCGCTGCGAGGCACTCAAAGCCCGTTCGATGCGTCGAATCAGAACCCGCTCGAAAACGCGATGGGCACGACGCCGCCGCAACCCGAGCCGGGCACGATCAGACCGACGATGGCACCGCCGTACGGCGCGAGCGGTCGAGCCAACTTCTACGGTCTGCCGCAGCCGGACGAGCTCAACACTCTGCTACTCGGCCAGACTGGCCTTCGTACCTTCGACACGATGTACCGCACCGACGCCGACATCCGCCGGCTGGTGCTGATGGCCTGGTCGCCGATCCAGGCGGCGACGTGGAGCCTCGATCCCTTCGGCGAGGACGACGCCACCGACGCCGACCGCCAGGTGGCCGACTGCATCTGGTGGATGCTCACGCACTTCATGTCACCGACGCTGATGGAGCACATCTCAACGGTCGGGCCGATCCTGCTGCGCTCGGGCTTCGCGCCGTTCGAGCAGATATGGAAGCCGTGCTCGCACGAAGGCAAAACGCTGCTCGCGCCCAAGAAGCTCGACGTGCGCCTGCCGCGCACGGTCTGGCGCTGGTGGCAGGACCAGTACGGCGAGCTGACGCACCTCGGCCAGATCCTGCCGAACCGGCCCGATGTCGTGATCCCGATGTCGGAGGTCGTCTACTATCGCCTCGCGCCAGAGGGCGATAACTGGGTCGGTACGAGCCTGCTGCGCCACGCCTATAAGGCCTGGTACATCAAGGACAAGCTCGAGCGGATCGACATGGTCGGCCAGGAGCGAAAGGCCGTCGGCGTGCCGCTCTGCTATCCGCCGCGAAACGCCTCTGACGAACAGCGCCGCCAGATGGAGAGCCTGCTCGCATCCGTCCACCTCAACGACGTCGGCTACATGATGGCGCCGGGACCGAAGGCCGGACTCAGCGATACGCAGGAGGGCGAGGGCTGGTTCATGGACGTGATCCGCTTCGACTCCTCGAGCGGCGACTCGATCAAGGAATCGCTGCGCTACCACAAGGAAGCCATCGCCTCCTCGTTCCTCGGCGACTTCATGGCGCTCGGCCACCACCAGGTCGGCGCCAGAGCGACCGCCGAGGTGCAGGAGGATCCGTTCCTGACCGCTGTCGAGGGAATGGCGACCTACGCCGTGCTGCCGCCGCTGCAGCGCCTGATCGATCGCATCTGCGAGCTGAACTTTCCGACCGTCGAAGGCTCGCCGCGAATCCGCATGCAGATCACCGACACGGCCTCACTCTCGGAGATCGCCACCTACGTGCAGCAGTTGGTGATGTCAGAAGCGCTGCAGCCAGATCCCGAGCTAGAGGACTGGCTGCGCGAACGAGCCGACCTGCCGCCGGCCAACGCCGACGTGCGCGAGGAAAAGGAAGAGGCGCGCAAAGCCGGCATGGAAGCTGCCCAGAAGGCAATGCAGGAAGGGCCGTCGACCGGCGAACAGGAACGCGGCGAAGGCCCAGGCGGCGCACCGGAGAAGACACCGCCAGGAAAGACGGGCAAGGAAGAACCCCCAAAAGCCAAGGCGGGCAAGGCCCGCTCGCTGGAAAGCGCGCCGCCACCGCCGCACCTGCGAGGAGCCAAGCAGGGAAGCAATGAACGGTGCGCGACCTGCAAGATGTTCTGGCACGGTGGCGCTCGCGGCGGCCAGTGCTGGGGATACGCGAACTATCCGGTCCGTCGCAACCAAGTCTGCGACTCCTACTCGCCGGCGCTGGTGAAGCAGCTCGACGACGGACAGACCGCCAAGTGGTGGGAGTCGCTGCTATCGCAGGGCAAGATCGCCAAAGGCTACGAATCGGTGCGCAATACCGTTCAGCGCGACGTCGAACCCGCGGTGCTCGTGATGGCGCGGCAGCTCGCCTTCCAGCGCTCGCAGGATCCCGGCCACGAATCGCAGCCGAACACCGATGAGATCCGTGCAGGCCTGCGCAGGCACTTCAACGGGCTGTATGACCTCGGACGCGCGACGGTGAAAAACGAGCTCGCCAAACAGCGCCGACGGCTGCGCACGCTCGATGACGGCGTCAGCGGGCCCGATGAACAGCGACGCATCCGCACGAAGCTCAGAGCACAGCACTCGGCCGACCTGATCGGCCAGGCCACGAACGCCGCACTGACGAAGGCGGCCATCGCTGGCGTCGCCGTCTCGAGCCTGCAGCAGATTGCCGAACAGGCCGCGACGCGCGAACTGCACGCCGAGGCGATGGAAGGCTCGCCGCAGTCGATCGCCGACGGTCGCACCGATGTAGCCACATCCGACCCCAACGTCGTCGGCGGCTACTACACGGCGGTCATGGACGCCAACACCTGCGAGGTCTGCGACGAAGCCGACACGAGCCAGATGCTCACCGTCGAAGAAGCCGAAGGCCAAGCGCCCAACCCGAACTGCGAAGGCGGCGGTCGCTGCCGCTGCATGATCGTCTGGGTGCTCTCGAACGATCCGGCCGCGCTCGGCATCGTCGCCGGTGAATAGCCGCATGCTGGTCGTGCCGGTCAGCTTGGCGCTCGGGTGCCTGGGAGCCGGTGCGGCGACGACCGCGGTGCTGCTGGTCGTCGCCGAAGCGTCGTTCATCCATGCCCTGATCGTCGCGGTCACGAGCGCGTTCATCACCGGCATCTTTCTGCTGATCGCCACCTGGATGAACCGGAAAACCCTGGCGAAAATTGAAGACGTGCGGATCGTCGTCGAGGACCAGGCGGCGAAGGCCGAGGTGAGCCGCGCCGAGGCCGCTGAACAGCGCGCCGCGCTCCTCAAAGCTGAGGAGTGGCATGCGGAGTCGGATTAGCCGCTTCAACGAGACGGTTGGCGACACGGTCGCCGGCTGGCTCAGCGCGATGTGGTTCTTCTGGCTCTCGGTCTGCCTGGCGTTCGTCAGCCTGCCGGCGGTCGTCACCTCGGTCGACGACGGCTTGGGCCTGCACATCGGTCTGCACGAAATCTTTCCCGGCTGGCTGATCGACGCCAGCCTGATCGCACTCGTGGCCTGGGTCGCCCAGACGCTTATCCAGCTCACCGCGCTGCCCGTGCTGGCGTTCCAGAACAAGCGCGCCGAAGCCGCCGCCGCCAAGGACACCGAGCGACTGATGGGCCACGCCGAGGCAGCGCACCGCCAGACGCGCGAGATCCTGGAGGCGCTCGACCTGAGCGTCGAGGGCGGCCTGGAGTCGGTCTACCGGGTGATCAAGCAGGTCGAGGCACGCCTGCGCGTAGATAGTCGCTAGCCGTGAACTTCACGGCCCTGCTCGACGCGCCGGCCAAACCGACCAAGCGCGTCCAGATCGCCAAGCTCGGCGACTTCTCCGACGGACGCTACGGCGAGTTCTCGATCACCGCCGACGAGGTCGAGTCCTGGCGCAAGAACCTCGCCAAGCTGCCCGGTGGCAAGGCGGTCATCGACTTCGACCACAAGTCACAGCGCACGCCGCGCGACTCACGCGCTGCCGGATGGATCACCGGAGTTCACCGCGACGGCGAGAAGGTCATGGCCGACGTCGACTGGACCGAGCTCGGCGAAGGCGCGATCGAGCGCCGCGAGTACCAGTTCTTCAGCCCCGTCTACGGCGACTTCGCCGACGAGCACGGCGATACGCACTCGGACACGCTCTCGGCCGGCGCGCTGACGAACGTGCCGTTCCTCGGCTCGATGCCGGCGCTGGCGCTGGCGAGCGAAGACGCGATGGAGGGCGCTCTGAAGCAGCTCGAGGCCGACGACGAGCAGCACACGCGCCTGCTCGCGACGCTGACCACGACGCAGCGCAACAACCTCTCGAGTTCCGACTTCGTCTTCCCGTCGGACCGGCGCTACCCGATCCACGACGAAAGCCATGCGAAGAACGCGCTGGCCCGCGTCGCGCAGAACGGCTCGCCCGAAGAACAGGCCAAGGTGAAGGCCGCCGTCTACAAGCGCTATCCCTCGCTGAAGCCGTCCAAGAAGGAATCGGATAGTCGCTCGCCGATGGAGGCCAAGATCCTTGAGGCGCTGGGGCTGGACGCAGAGGCGGACGACGCCAAGGTGCTCGCGGCAGTCGAGGCGCTGAAGACGCCGCCCGAGCCCGAACCGGCCACCACGAAGACTCTTGAGGCCCAGGCTCAGGAACAGGGCCTCAAGCTGATGAGCACCGCCGAGTTCGGCGATCTGCAGAGCCAGGCCGCTGCCGGCGCCAAGGCTGCAGGCGAGCTGGCCGAGACGAAGTTCGAGACGGCGTTCACCCGCGCCCTGGAGCGCGGCAAAGCCGTGCCGGCCCAGAAGGAGCTGACCCACAAGCTCTACGTCGTGGACCCCGCCGAAACGCTCAAGGCGCTCGATGAGGGCCCACAGCTGGTCAACGTCACACCGCGCGGCGCTCCGATCGAAGCGACCGCCGATGTCGCCACACCGCCCGGCGTTTCACCCGAGGGCTTCCAGATGGACAAGGCCGTCAAAGACCGCATCAAGGAGCTCGGCAAGAACCCCAACACCGACTACGTCGAGGTCTGGCAGCTCGTGCAGGCTGAACAGGCGAGCGGGAACGGCGCCTGATGGCCGGCTCATCTACCAACTGGGCAAACTGGCCTCCTCGCAAGCCGCTGGCCGCATGCTTTGCCGCCTCGGACATCTACCGCTTCACTCCGGTCAAGCTGGTCGAACCGACGTCCGCTTCGACCTCGCCCGGCTTCTCGGTGCAGATGTGCGGCTCCTCCAACGACGTGCCCTTCGGAGTCGCCTACAACGACGCCGCGGCCGGCAAACCCGTCACGGTCTACGACATCGCCGAGGCTCCGCGCGTCAACGCCGGCGGCTCGGTGCAGCCGGGCGTCTACGTCGGCGTCACGGCCGCCTCGGAAGCGAAACACCCGATCTCCGAAGTGACGAACAAATACCCGGTGTTCGGCAAAGTCGCCGGCGCGTCGGGTACTCCGACGTGGGCCGTCGGCGTCGCCCTGGAGGCAGCCAACCCGAACGAGACCTTCACCTTCTACGTTCAGCCGCGGCAGCTCTCATCGAGCACGAACGCCGTAGGAGTCTTGGGCTGATGGCTCGCGTGGTCACATGGCCCATGTCGCCCGCCGCGGCGCGTGCTCGCGTGCTGGCCGGCGCGCGTCTTGCGGGCGGCGCTGAAGTCACCGCATTCGGGCCGCTCCAGGGCCAGCTGGACACCTCCACTGGCCTGCAGATCGTCCCCGACCTGACGCAGATTGCGCGTCAGTTCAAGCCTCACGGGTTCGTCTATGACCAGCTGACCGCGCCGATGCAGGTCTCGCACCGCTTCGGCAAATTCCCGGTCTTCAACCCGGCTCAGTACTTCGCGGCGCCGGGCAACCTGCAGGTCTCAGACCGCGCGGTGACGCCGTCGGTGGACTTCGAATGGTCGACGGAACCCTACGAAGCCTTCCCGTACCGTCTGCAGACGGTGATCACCCGCGAGGAGGCCAACCAGGCCCGCCCAGAGCTGCGACTGGACTACTCCAAGACGATCGGTCTGCTCACGCAGTTCGCCTCGGCCCGCGAGAAACGACTCGCTGAAAAGCTCCGCGCTGAAGGCAACGGCGGCGCGCTCGCCCTGTCGATGACCACGACCAAAAAATGGGACACCGGCACGAAAGCCTCGGAAGCGTCGATCCAGACCGACATCCAGAAGGCGATCCGCGAAGTCTACAAGAAAACCGGCATACGTCCGAACACGATCGTGCTCACGCTGTCGATGGCCTACGCGATCGCCAACGACTTCACCTTGAAGGAAATCATCAAGTACCTGGTCGGTACGTCGATCATCTCCGAACCGATCAACGCGATGCTGCCGAGCACGCTGTTCGGCCTGAAAGTCGTCGTCACCGAGGGCGTCCTCTACAACGAACGGCGTCCGGGCGATCCGGCGAAGCTGACCGACACCTGGGGCAACTCGGCTCGCGTCCTCTACGTCGACCCGAACGCGCAGTGGGGCATGCCGAGCGTCGTCTACAGCTTCCGCGCTCCGGTCACCGAGGGCGCGCACGAACCGCCTTCCTCGATCATGCCGAAGGCCGGCGCCGAACCGGGACCGGCCGCGGGCTGGGCCGTCGTCGACCAGTGGTGGGATTATGACCCGCCGGCGCTTCACATCCGCGCCTGGGAGTCCGTCGACGAGCGCGTCGCCGCTCCGACGCTCGGCATCGAGATCGAAGAAGTCCTCGAAAACCCGTAAGCCGCCCGATGGAGCGCCGATGGCGTCCGTGGGCGACCCGAAAGGAGCTACTCGAATTGGCTGGCATCGTTGAAGAACTGAAAGCAGCGTTCAAGGCGCTCGAAGAAGCGTTTGCCGCCAAGGAGGCCGCAGTCAAGGCCGAGTTCGAAAAGCTCGAGAAAGAGCTGACCGAAAAAGGCGTCACCGCCGAAGAACTGGCTCCGCTCAAGGCTGCGATCGAAGCTCAGACGAGCGCCATCGCTGGTGAGGAAGTGCCGACGGCCTGAGCCTCGCCTGGCGCGTTTCTAAAACGCGCAGATAGTCGTCCGGCATGACCTACGAGGTCGAGCTACCGGACGAATCAATCGACGGCCTGTACCGCGGTCGCGTCTACGCCGTAGAAGGCACCAAGCGCACGCTGCTCGGCAGCTTCGTCGCGCCGACCTGGCGCCACGTCCGCGAGGAGGCGAAGGCGATCCGGGCCTCGCATGCGACTGCGCGCACCTACGTCTTCAACGACGACGATGAGCTGGTGGCGCGCTGAGCACCACGGCGCGCAACGAGAACCTGATGCGCCGCTGCCGCGAGGAGCAGGGGATGCTGCTGATCGAGCTCGCCGAGAAGGTCGGCGTCTCGCCGGCGCTCGTCTCGACCTGCGAGGGCGGCTTCGTGCCTAAGCCGAGGACGCAGATGAAGATCGCCGAGGCCCTCGGCACGACACCCGACAAGCTCTGGCCGAACGAGTGGGAGGACGCATGAAGCTGAGCATGTGCCTGATCGCCAAGGACGAGGCGAAGAACGTCGAGCGCTGCTTCGACAGCTTCTGGGACGACGTCGACGAGGTCGTGCTGGTGGACACCGGATCCACCGACGACACGATCCAGGTTGCCAAAGAGTACGCCGAAGCGCACGGCGACCAGTGGTCTGAGAGCGTGTACAAAGATCCCGAAGCGCCGAGCGTGACTGACTGGAACGCCAAGCTCGTGATCGGGCGCTTCGACTGGGTCGGCGACTTCTCCAAGGCTCGGCAGGTCGCCGACGATCTCGCTACCGGCGACTGGGTGAGCTGGGCCGATCTGGACGATGAGGTCAAGGGCATGGCCGAGCTGCGCAAGATGGCCTCCGAGGCCGGCGAGGACGTCGTCGCCTACTTCTGCCACTACGACTACGCCGCGGACGAGAACGGCAACATCGTCTCCGAGCTCTGGCGCGAGCGCCTCGTCCGTCATGGCCTGTTTCCCTGGGAGGGACGGCTGCACGAGCACAAGGTGATCCAGTACGGCCAGGTGATCCAGGTCGACCCGTCGATCGCCAACTGGGTCCACCACCACGCGCCGGAGGCCAACCGCGGGCCGCGCAACCTCGCGATCCTCGAAGACTGGCTGGAGGACGAGCCCGAGAACCCCCGCGTGCTGGCGTCGATCGGCCTGGAGCACGTTGGTGCCGGCGAAGCCGATGCGGCCATACCGATCTACGAGCGCTATCTGGACTGCCCCGGCGAGAGCACAGACAAGCGCGCTCAGGCCACGCGCTACCTCTGCGCGATGTATCTGATGAAGGACGACGTCGAGCCCGCTGAGCGCCACTGCTGGCGCGCTCTGCAGGAAATGTGGCAGTGGACCGACACCCATTTGACGCTTGCCGAGATCGCGCAGCGCAAAGGCGAACCGGCGCTCGGCTACGAGCACGCCAGCCGCGCCGAGCAGATGGGCAAGCCGCAGAGCCTGCTGATCCTGAACCCGATCCAGTACACGGCGCACGCGAAAGCCATCCAGGCGATCTGTGCCGCTCAGCTCGGCCGCTACGACGAGGCGCTGAAGGTCGGCCAGGAAGTGCTTCAGATAGCGCCCGGCTACCACATCGTCGCCCCGTTCATCGACAGCTGGCATCAGCTGCTGCGCACCGAGCGGACGGTCGCGAGCTTTACTGCCACGGCGCAGCTGCTCATCGAGCAGTCAGAGCTCGAGAAGGCGCAGAAGCTGCTCACGGCCACGCCGTTCTACTGCCAGGACGACCCGCGCATCATTCAGGCTCGTGTCGGGATCCGCGATGCGCTGTACAACCTGCAGCCAGAGCCGCCGCCGGCCGTCTTCGACCTGTTCCTGAAGGGCCAGGAGGGCGAGCACTCGGCGCTGAACGGTGCTCCGACCGACGAGCAGATCCTCGCCAAGCAGAAGCCCGACGAGACTCTGTTCGTCTGCGCGCCCGACGGCGCGAACGGTCCGGCGCCGCGCGCCTATCGCTCCATCGACCTCGCGGCGATGCTCCAGCGTCATGGCCGCTTCACGCACTTCGCGCCGACCGACGATGGCCACGTCATCGCCGGCATCACGCCGTTCAAGCGCCGCGGCGAGATCGCGATCTGGACCGGCTACGCGATCGGCTCCTGGCACCCGACCGACATCATCTCGCGTGGTCTCGGCGGCTCGGAGACGGCGGCGTTCAGGCTCTCGGAGGAGCTCGCCAAGATGGGCTACGTCGTCACGCTCTACGGCCACTTCGAGGAGTCGGGCCTGGTCGGTGACGTGATGCTCCGCGACTTCCGCGTCTTCGACCCGACGCGGCGCATCGACGGCTTCGTCGGCTTCCGCGACGCCCAGCGCTTCCTCTCGCCGATCAATGCCGAGACCTGCTGCATGTGGCTGGAGGATCTGCCGGGCAACGAGCGCCTCACATCGGCCTCGGAGCCGAACATCGACCACATCTGCTGCGTTTCGCGCTGGCACCGCGACGCCTTCCGCGAGCGCTATCCCTGGCTCGACCCCGAGAAGGTCATCGCCTGCCGCAACGGACTGACGCTCGAGTTCTTCGACGGACCGGCGCCAGAGCGTGAGAAGCGCGTGCTCTACACCTCATCGCCCGACCGAGGTCTGGACGTGCTGCTCGAACTGTGGCCGCGGATCCACGAGCGCGTACCCGATGCCGAGCTCGTCTCGACCTACTCGCGCTGGTATGACATCGTCGCCGAACAGTGGACGAAGGCCACTGAACACCGCGAACAGATCCGCTCGCAGCTGGACGCGCTCGAGGGCGCGCGACGCGTTCAGGGCGGCATGGGCCAGTCCGACCTCGCGCACCTGATGCGCGCCTCGCTGGTCTGGGCGCATCCGTCGTGGTACACGGGCGGCGATGAAGAGTTCCACGAGACCAGCTGCATCTCGGCGATGGAGGCGCAGCGCGCCGGCCTCGTCGTAGTCGCATCGAAGTGGGGCGCGCTGACCGAGACCGTCCAGGTTGGCGAGCTGATCGACGGCGATCCGCGCGTCGAGGGACCGTGGCGCGAGCGCTTCGTCGATGAGATCGTCCGCGGCCTGACCGATGAGACGCGCCAGGCGGCGGCGCAGACTGCAGGACCGCAGGCTGTGGCCGATATGGACTGGCGCGGTGCCGCCGAGCAGCTCGCCGCGATCATCGAGGGCAAGTACGAGGCCACCGAGCCCGAGCGCCGGGAGATCGCATGGAGGTGAGCACGCGCTACACCTGCCGTGTCTGCGACTCGCCCGCGCTGCCATGTGTGATCTCGCTGGGTCCGCAGCGCATCGCCAGCACCTTCGACGGACAGAGCGAGCCCGTGCCGCTGGATCTGCTGCGCTGCGAGGGCTGCGGTCTCGTGCAGCTGGGCCACACCGTCTCGCGCCGGGAGCTGTACGAGCGCTACTGGTACCGCTCGGGCGTGAATGCGACGATGACGCGTCATTTACACGACATCGCGTTTCAGGCTGCGCAGATGGTCGAGCTGCTGCCCGGCGAGCGGGTCATCGACATCGGCTGCAATGACGGCACGCTGCTGGATGGCTACGGGCCGAAAGTCCAGCGCATCGGCTTCGAGCCCTCCGACCTTGCCGAGCAGGCGCAGGCATCCCACCACGTCATCCGCGATTTCTTCAGCGCCAGCGCGGGTGTCCGCGACGCTCGCGTCATCACGAGCATCGCCATGTTCTACGACTTGGAGGATCCGCGGGCCTTCGCCTGCGACGTGGCGAGCGTGCTGGCCCACGACGGCGTCTGGGTGATCGAGTGCCACTACCTGCCGGCGATGCTCGAGCGCAACCAGTACGACGCCATCTGCCACGAGCACCTGGAGTACTACTCGCTGCGCTCGATCGAACGGACGCTGCCAGACAAGCTGCAGGTCGAGCGGGTGGAAACCAACGACACCAACGGCGGTTCGATCCGCGCCTTCATCCGGCGCAGATACGACCGCTGGGGCGCCGGGCGCCAGCCAGAGCCCTCCGTCAACGAGATGCGCCAGCGCGAGTCGCTGATCACGCCGCTTCACTACCAGCGCTTCGCGCGAGAGGTCCGCACGCAGATCCGCGACCTGCGCGAACTCTGCCGCGGCCTCGCCGAGGAGGGTTGCACGATCCACGCCTACGGCGCATCGACGAAGGGCAACGTCATTCTCCAGGCGGCGCGACTCGGGCCCGAGCTCATCGCCTGCGCCGCCGAGCGCAACCCGGCCAAGTATGGCCGCAAGACGGCGACTGGCATCCCGATCGTCTCCGAGGCCGAGTCCAGAGCGCAGAAGCCCGACTACTACCTCGTGCTGCCCTGGCACTTCCGCGAGGAGTTCTGCGAGCGCGAGCGCGACTACCTGCGCGCTGGCGGACGCTTCATCTGGCCGCTGCCCACCGTCCACATCTCAGAACGACCGCCGGCGCATCTACCCGGTGTGGCGGCATGAGGACCGTCGTCTTCACGCTGACGCGCCGTTACGGAGGCTTGGACGTCACCTTCTCGCGTTTGCGCTACCAAGGCATCGACTGGCTGATCGGCGACCGCCTGAACCGCCAGGAGTACGCCAAGAGCGGCGTCGAGTTCTTCCACGCGCCGAAGGCGAGCGCCGGCTACAACGAGGCGCTGCGCCGGGTGCGCGAGGGCGGCTACGACCTAATGCTGCTGCTCTGCGACTACACCTGGATCCCCACGGGCGGCATCCAGCGCTTTCAGGAGATGGCCGCGAGCTACCCGTCCTCGATCCTCACTGGCCTCTGCTCGCACTCGATCGACCCCGATCCTTCCTACGTCGTCGATCCGAAAGGCCTCTGGAGCATCTTCGCCGAGCCCTACGACGGCCATCAGCCGCAGGAGATCGGCTGGAAGGACGTCCGTCAGTGGGAGGCTCGCCGGCGCTACAAGCACGACGGTCCGATCTACCGCAACGTCGACATCGAGTGGGCCGAGCTGAACTGGGCGGCGATACCGAAGCTCGTCCTCGAAGACGAGCGGATGGTCTTCGACGAGGCCTACGACCGCGCCTTCGGCCACGAAAACCAGGACTTCGCTCTGCGCGGCCAGGCGCTCGGCTACGACGTCGTCATGGACGCCGGCAACCACGCGATCGAGCTGCCGCATCGTAGCTACTTCCCCGAGGAATGGGCCGAGCTCGAGGAACTGCGCCGCGACAACCACCGCTGGCACGAGATCCGCCGCGCGAACGCAAGGATCGCGCTGTGAACCTGCGCGAGCGCTCAATGTCGATCGACGTCATCTTCCCGGCGAAGAACGAGCAGGCCACTATCGGCACGGCGCTCTGGCCGATCATCACGATGCGCGAAACCGGGCTGATCGACCGCGTCATCGTCATGGATCAGTCCAACGACTGGACCGGCGAGATCGCGGCGAGCCAGGGCGCCCAGGTCTATCGCACCGAGGAGGTCCGCAGCGAGTACGGGCCGGTGATCGGCAAGGGCGATGCGATGTGGCGCAGCCTGATCGCCTCCAGCAGCGACGTCATCCTCTGGCTTGACGCCGACTCGACGAACATCCAGCGCCACTACGTGCTCGCGATGGTCGCGCCGATCCTCGAAGGCGAGGCCGACTTCGTCAAGGGCCACTACCGCAGGCCGCTCGGCGGCGATCCCGACGGCGGCGGGCGGTTGAACCACCTGTTCGCCAAGCCGCTCCTGCGTGCCTGGTTCCCCGAGCTCGCCTGGATCGAGCAGCCGCTCGCCGGCGAGACAGCGATCACGCGTGAGCTGGCCTGGAAGCTGCCGTTCGAGCCGGGCTGGGCGATCGAGCCCGCGCTGACGATCGACGCGTACCTCGCCGGCGCGAGGATCGCCCAGGCGGACCTCGGTGTCCACGAGCACCGTCACTGGCCGATCCGCCAGCTCGCCGAGCGCTGCGACGAGGTACTCGCCACTGTGATCGAGCGCGCCGACGGCAAGCGCCCGCAGAAGCCGTGGTCGCCCGAGGTGCGCCCGGCGCACGACAACCAGCTGCGAGCCGTCCACTGATGCGTCTCGAGCTCGGATCGGGCGGGCGACCTGCGCCGGGCTACACCCACCTAGACATCCGCCCGCTGCCTGGCGTGGAGATCGTTGACGACGCAACGACGCTCGCGAAGGTCAAGGACCGCAGCTGCGAGGCGATTCGTGCTGCCCACCTGCTCGAGCACTTCTCCTGGCGCGAGACGCACGCCGTCTTGCTCATCTGGCGCTCGAAGCTCGAAGACGGCGGCCTGCTCGAGATCGAGGTGCCGAGCCTCATGGGCCACGTCGTGCAATGGCGCTCAGGGATCGCCAGCGACGCGCGCTTTGTCGAGATGCTCTACGGCGAACAGGACTACCCGGAGAACTGTCATCGGACAGCCTTCACGAGCGGCTCGCTGCACGCGGCGCTCTCGCGGGCGCACTTCCGCGAGCCGGTGGTCAAGGACATCGGCCTGGTGCTCCTGGCGAGCGCCAGGCGCTGATAGTCGGAGGGCACTGTGACCAAGCCCGAGATCCTCACAGACACACGCGTTGGCGGCACGCTGGAAGGCGGCCGCATCACCCTGGGCACGCTGAAGGAAACCATCACTTCCGGGGCGGCCACCGCTGAACTGACCGCCTCTCCAGGTGCCGAATTCGAAGCCGGGACGTTCTCGATCCAGATCGACAACGAGCTGATCCGCGTCAGCGTGGCTGGCGCGGTGCTGACGCTCATCACCCGCGGCTACGCCGGCACGACGGCTGCGGAACACAAAGCCCCTACCGGCGTCTTCAACGTGCTGAGCGCGCCGGGTATGACGGCATGGCTCAACAACCTGATGGGCGGCAACGTGTTCGTCGCCAACGGCGAAGACCAGACCACCGCTCTGAAAGAAGCCATCGAAGCGACGCCGGAAGGCACCACGCTCTGGCTCGCGCCGAGTCCCACCGGACAGCCGATCAAAGTGAAAGAAACGGTCAAAGTCGAAAAGCCGATGACCGTCCGGGGCAGTGGTATGAGCCCCTTCTACGGGCCGCTGCAAGCCAAAGCCAAAGACCCCTACATCTCCCAAGAGACGCCGCAGGCCCCCTACCTCCAGGGCTCGGTGATCGAACAGACGGGTAAAAACCAGAACGGTATCGAAGCGAAGAACGACGGGGGCTGCATCAACTTCTACGACCTTGGCATCAAGTTCGCCTCACCCTTCAAAGAAACGGGCCACGGCTTTGTCGCGGTGAACAAATCCGAAGTTGAAGGCGAAAACAAACTCCAATACCAGCAGCACGCCCCGCAGGGGATGACGTGGTGCAACCTCGCGGTCTTCGGCCACGATGGCAGTCACTACGGCTTCAACCTTACGAACTCTCAGCTCAACGCCTTTACACAACTGCAGTCCTGGGGCGGCGGTTGCTTGTTCTGGAATACCTCTGAATGGTTGGGCAGCGGCTGGGCCAACCAGTCCAACAGCACAATCAACCAGATCTACGGATTCTTTTGTTGCCACGGCACGGCGCACGGCATCGACCTGAGCCCGAGCTCGACAGAAGGCCTCAATGGCATGGTGATGCTGCGTCCGCAGATCAACATGGAAAAATTCCCCAAAACCTACGAAGAACTGTTCGGGGCAAACGAAGGGCCGAACACCGCAGTGCAGTACGCCTACCGTGATCACGGCGTGGGCACTGTCTACCTGATGATCGGTGCCGATATGGAGTCCACGCTTGCGGGCGCCAAAATCGAAGGCGGCAACACGATGTGGCTGGTCCACTTCATCGGCGGCACCCTGGCTGAAGCGGGAGCGTCAACGCTTGGCGGCACCCTTGAAGTCGAAAAGTTCATCGTCAGCACGGGGACGTTCAAATCCGCAACTCCAGCCTCATCGGCGGTCAGTACGGGGCAGAGCGCTGAATCCTTCTTCCATAACGAAGGCGGTGAAGGCGGTCAAACCACCATAACCACCACGGGAACCGGTGGCAAGGGCGCGTCGCTCGGCCTGACGATGGGTAAAGGCGCCGAAGCCCCCAATGCCAAAACGAAATCAGTCGGGGGCGAAGGTGGAGGCTCCGCCTTTACTGGCGGTGCTGGAGCACCATCGAACGTTGAAGGGGGGGCAAACAACAAAGGCGGCCAGGGCGGCAAGGTTCAGTTCTTGGGGGGTACGGGTGGCGTCTCTACTACCGGCACGGTTAGCACGGGTGGCACTGGTGGTGAAATCAACCTCAAAGGGGGACCGGGAGCAGAAGGCGCGACCGTGGCGGGTGCGGGGGGCAAGATTGAAGGCGTCGCCGGCCTCGGGGCTAAAGGACACGCCGGTAGCTTCGCTGGCGGTGAAGGCGGCAAAATCTTCTTCAAAGCTGGCAATGCAGGGGCGGTAGGCGAAGCCGGCAAAGAAGGCAAAGGTGGCAACTTTGAAGCCACGGCCGGCACTTCTACCGGCACTGCCAAAGGTGGCTCCATCATCTTCAAGACCGGGCTTGGCACTGCGGAAGGCACGGGCGGCGAATTCCTTGTCGAAACCGGCAAGACCTCGCTGACGAAAAAACTGCAGATCACAGAAACGGCTCTGGGCTTCTTCGGTGCGACGGCGCAGGAACAGAAGGCCGAAATCAAAGAACCCGCCGCGTTCGCCGCGGGTGCGTCGGGCTTCACGAGCGAAGCCGCCGCCAAAGAACTCTGGGAAACCGTCCAGAAACTGGTGAAAGTCGTTGCCGCGAACGCGGGCGGCTTTGGGCTGAGTAAATGAGCCAGCTAGGACGCTCACAGCTCGGTCGCTCGCAGCTGGGCCTGAGTGGCGCGCTCTCGGAAGGCGTGCTCACCAACCTGACGCTGCCGACCGAAGTCAACACGCTCGTGCCCTCGACGAACGCCGTTGTCCGTCATCCCAACAGCGAAGTGATCACGGGCGCTCATCCCACGCAGGTACTCACGAACCTCGCCAGGACCGTGAGCACGCGAGTGATCGCCACCGCTGTCAAGACGCAGACGACCGGGACCGCCATCGTGACGAACATCAAGCCGCGCACGGTGAGCACGTCCGTCGTCACGACCGTCTCCACGAAAGCCGCCGGGACAGCCGTCACCACTGCGGTCCACTCGGGCACGGTCTCCACCAAGACGTTCAGCACGAGCGTGTCGACCAAGGCGTTCAGCACGGCGGTCAAAACCACGCTCGAACGCAGTGTCAGTACGAAGGTCTTCGCCGGGCGCGTCTCGACGCTGGCCTTCAACGCGGAAGTAGTCACCGCTCCGCACAAGGGAACGGTCAAAACCTACGGCAAATGAGGTAGCCAGATGGCTGAAGGTGGATTCACAATCAAGCAGGGCGACCGTCTCCCGTACCTGACGAGCACGATTCAGGAAAGCGGGACGCCGATCAACTTCGAATCGCCCACGAAAGCGCTCGCGGTGAAACTCGTCTTGAAGAAAGTGGGCGGCGCCGCGACGACGAAAACCGCCGAATTCAAAGAAGCGAAAGGCGGCATCCTCCAGTACAAGTGGACGAAAGCGGACACCGAAGGCGCGGGCGCGATCGCGGCGGCTGGCGAATACGAATATGAATGGCTCGTCGAATGGGCCTCAGAAGAACTCGAGCACTTCCCCAACGAAGGCGGCGCCAAGACCTTCAAAGTGGAAAAACACCTCGAATGACGGAGCGCGGCACATGGGGTGCGCCCGAGCAGGATCTGGTCGTCCACCCGGTCGAGGAGCCGAGAGAGCGCGGCGACTTCGGCGACGTCAACGCCGATCGCACCGCTCAGGCTACGGAGCCCGTCGCGGAGCGCGGCACGTTCGACGAGGTCGCCGTAGGGGTTGGCACGGCGACGTGGGCCGGACCGTTCACTGGCCTCTACCGCGGTCACAAGCTCGAGCAGGGCGATGAGGTCGACGTTCCGCCCGAGCAGGCCGTCTCGGGCTGGTTTGATAGTCACTGAGCATGCCCTACGCGAACGCATCCGACGTCGCCCGCCTGAACAAGGCGCGGCGCATGGGCGAAGGGAACAACCCGACCGCCTCCGACGTCGGGGTCTACTGCGAACTCGTCGGCTTCGAGATCGACGGGATCCTCGTCAACAAGGGCTACAACGTCCCGGTCTCATCGAACTACCCAGAGGCGTTCGGCTACCTGCGCTGGCTGAACGCCAAAGGCGCGCTCGTGATGATGGAGGAGGCCTCGCCGAACTCGGTGATCCTCGCTCGCGCGACCGAATCCTGGCAGAATGCTCGTGAAGCCCTGCGGACGGCGCGGACGGTCATGGACGTGCCGCAGGAGACCGTCCGCACCGAGCCGCGTGGCCCCGGCGTCACGAAGCCCGAACTGCGCTTCAACGAGGGCGAAGTCTACGACCCCAACCAGTACCCGACGCAGCCCGAAAGCGGCACCGCGAACCCCGAAGCGCCCTATCTCTCTCGCGCGCTTCAGTTCTGAGCATGTTCCTGCCGGTGGACATCTCCGTCACCGTCGGTGGCCAGAAGACAATCTACGCCCGCGGGCCCGACCTCGTCGGCGCCAAGCTCCAGCAGTTCGCCCTGCGCGCCTCGGGCTTCCGCGAGCCGCTGACCGCCATCGGGTTGCGCCTGATGGAGCGGATCAAGGGTGAGTTCGCCATCCAGGGCACGACCGCCTACGGGCGCTGGCAGACGCTCTCAGAGCCCTACGGCAGCTGGAAGCAGAAACACGTCCCCGGCGTGCCGATCCTGATCGGCATCCGGCCGCTGCACAAGGGCACCCGCGAGCACCCGACACGTCCGCAGAGCTATGCGCCCTCGGGCCAGATGCGCCGCGAGCTGCTCGACCCGACCGGGCTGATGGTCGACGAGCACCGGATGCTCTACGCGCCTGACTCTGACATCGCGGGCTTCCATCAGACCGGCACCGAGAAGATGCCCGCCCGACCGATCATCGCGCTCATGCCTGCGGCGCTGCACGAATACGACAGGATCATGATCGAGTACCTGGCGAAGATTCAGCGGGAGGTGGAGCTGTGACGCTCGAAACCTTTCGCTTCGCAGAACCGCTGATCGCGGCGATGGTCGAACTGCTCAAAACGAACCTGCCGAAAGTGATCGAAGAACAGAACGCGACGATCACTGACGGCTTCCTCGTCGAACAGCCGGTCAACTACCTGCCCTACCTGCCGTTCGCCGCCACGCTCGAGCTCGGCATGCCGCTGATCGCGGTGCAGCGGCTCGGCGCAGACTTCGTCGGACCCGACTCGGCGGACCTGCAGAGCGCCGTCTGGGCCCGCCACGAATACGCCGTCTTCACCGTCATCCAGAACGCCGACCACCTGACGCTTGCCAAACAGCTCGGGCGCACGCTGCAGTGCGTCATGGTCACGATTCAGAACGACCGCCTCGCCGGCAACCCGACCGGCACAGCCTCGATCATGAAGACGGTCGGCGGCGCCTGGTCGGTCAACTTCCTGCGCTCGGACCCAGGCCCGCTGCTTGGCGACCTCGATCTACTGAACCCAGGCAACCCGCCGCAGACCTACCTCTCGTGGACGGCGCTTGTGCTCTCCTCCGAGCACGAGGAGGTCTAGGGACTCGGATAGTCGCGCGGAGATGCCGGATTCCGATTTGGTGCGCGTGCGATGGACCGGGCCGTTCGAGGGCGAACTGCCCGAAGGCGGCGGCTCGTTCGCGCCCGGTGCCGTGATCGAGGTCACGGCAGCGCAGGCCGCCGAGAGCGCATGGTTCGTGCCGGTTGCCGACAGCGCGCCAAAGGCCGCAGCGCCGCCGCCGGCGAGGGAGACTGAGGGCTGATGCCCGTTCTGCCTCCTGGGCGCGTTACCAACGACGCCTCCAACTACTTCGCCATCGGGCTGCAGTCCGAAAAGGGCGTCGACGCGACGGTCTTCTACTTCCTCAAGCACCTCAACGGCACCGGCTTTGACACGACCACCACGGTCAACTCCGAGCGGATCGGTGGAGTCGGCCGCGAGATCGGGTTGCGCTACCGCACGAAGGTCACCGCCGACGGCCAGTACATCCAGTACGCGCAGCCGGACTTCCTCGGCCGCGTACTTGCCGCGGCGATCGGCGCCGACGTCGTCACTGCGGGCCCGTCGCAGGGCGCCAAAAACCCGTACTACTCGACGCATAAAATCTTCACCGGCTCGACCGTCGGTTCGACGCCGCTGCCCTACCAGACGATCGAGCAGAGCTGGGCCGAAGAGATCGAGCGCACCGGCAACTGCCTGATCTCCTCCTGCAAGCTCGAATGGGAGTTCGGGAAACCCGTCAAAGTCACGGCGCAGTTCGTCACTGGAGGCACGCCGCACCAGCAGGGCCCGGCGCAGGTCGCCGTCCGCGAGGCGGCGTTCCCCTACATGGTGCCCGGCGGCTCGCTGGCGGTCACCGCCTCGCAGCCGACCGGCCTCGGCGAAGCCGCCTCCTCGCTGCAGATCACGAAAGCCTCGCTGGACATCAAAAACCAGCTCGACGACAACATCCAGACGGTCGCGCTGAACCGCGAGGACGTGCTCTGGCTGAACGCCGACTACGACATCGACGGCACCTTCAAGTGGATCAACCCGACCTTCTGGAATCAGGTCATGTACGGCGGTGGCTCGCAGGTGCCGACCGGCGTCCTGCCGGCGTTCTCCTTCACCGCCTACCACGCGACGCCGTCGAGCCAGTCGATGGAAGTCTTCGTGCCCTACGCCGAGTCGACGGCGCTCAAAGTCAACCGCCTGGATCCCGACGGCAAAACGATGTACATCGACTTCGTCGCCTCGACGCGCAACATCGGCTCGCAGGCGGTGCAATGCACGCTCATCACCGCGGCGTCGACCGCCTACACGAGCTCGCTGACGTAGCGCCCTGGCTGCACACCGAGTCGCGCGAGTGGACCGAGCGCGACGTCGAGCTGCCGTGGGCGGCTGCGATCCTCGAGCGGGCGCAGGGCCGCATCCTCGAGGTCGGCAACGCGACGCAGCGCGTCTGCCCGGCGCCCGAGCGCGAGATCGTCTGCCGCTGGGACATCATCGGCGGCATCCTGCCGGTCTACCGCTCGGACATCCTCGACTGGCAGAACGGCCCGTATGACCTCATCCTGTCCGTCTCTACGCTCGAGCACGTCGGCCACGACGATGAGGAGGAGCAGAACCCGCAGAAGGCGCAGCGAGCGATTGAGCACTGTCTGGGGCTGCTCGCGCCGGGCGGCGAGATGCACTTCACGGTGCCCTGTGGCTACCACGAAGCGCTGCAGTCCTACGTGCTCGGCCGCGAGTGGTCGGAGCTGCACCTGCTGGAGCGCTTCTCGCGCTCGGGCGACTGGCTCGAGCGCCATCCGAGCAAGGCCGATCATGACTTCGGCTGGCACTGGACGCCGCTCTCGGCCAAGCAGGTCCTGTTCGTGAGCCAGCGATTCTGAAACTTTCACAAACGGCGGGATAGTCGCCCGCATGTCACCAACCAAGATCGTCGACCTCGACGCCGTCCTCGGCGAGGACAAGCTCGTCTCCCTCGGCGGCAAGACCTACCGCCTGCCACCTGACATCCCGGTGGAACTCTGGCTGAAGTTCACCCGCTACTCGGGTGAAGGGCTCTCGGACGAGGAGATGATCACGCGCCTGTACGACGGTGTGCTCTCGCTGTTCCGCTACGGCGACCCGAAGCTCAAGGACGTCCCGCTCTCGATGGCGCAGCTTGTCCAGGTGATCGGCCAGGTCTACGGCGAAGAAGGCGAGACCGAGCAGGCACGCCCTACCAAACAGACCAATGGGGCTTCGCCGAGGAGGAGCCGACCGAAGAAGTCCCGTTCCTCGACGTCGTAGGCCAGCTCGCCAAGTGGTACGGCTGGCCGCACGACTTCTGGAAGACGATGGGCTGGCACGAGTTCATCGGCTGGCTTCAGACGATGCGCCGCCAGGTCGAGCCCGAGGATCCGCGCCACCGCACGCGCGAAGACACGCTCGCACAGACCGCCGAGGACGACTGGTGGCAGCAGGCGCGCGAGGAACGCGCCCGAGAACGCGGTTGATAGTCGCCGACGATGGCTAGCGCCGCCTCACGCATAGCAGTCGAGGTCACCGCGAACTCGACCGACCTGCAGGCGAGCGTCGCCAAGGCTGCCGACTCGCTCAAGGGCCTCGGCGACGTCCTGGCGAAACAGTCAAAGGCGGCGATCACCCAGGGCGACCTGACGATCCGCAACAACCGCGAGGTCGCGCTCTCCTACGAGGCGATGGCCCGCGCGGCCTCGACGTCGACCGCGAAGGCCGCCGTCTCCTACAAGGGCATGACCGAGGCGAGCAAAGCCTCGGCGGCACAGACGGCCAAGACGGCCGACATGCAGAAGCTGCTCGCCGCTCAGACCAAAGCGGCGGAAGTCCAGATGCTGCGCTCCACGCAGGCGCTGCGCAAGGACGTAGAAGCCCACACGACCCATCAGAACGCCCTGCAGCGGACTGGGACGAGCCTGGACAACGCCGGGCGCAAGATGCAGAACTTCGGCCACCTGATGGCTCCTGTGTCGCTTGGGCTGCTCGCAGTCGGCGTCTACTCGATCAAAGCTGCGCAGACCTTCCAAGCCGAAATGACGCGCATCCAGACGCAGGCGGGTGCCACCGGCGCCGAGGTCAACCGGATGACCAAGTACATCCTGAATCTGGCGCCGGCCGTCGACATCGGCCCGAACGAGCTCGCGAAGGGCCTCTTCCACGTCGAGTCGGCCGGCATCCGCGGAGCAGAAGCGATGAGGACGCTCGACGCCGCGGCCAAAGGCGCGGCGATCGGCCAGGCCAACCTCGAGGACGTCACCAACACGCTCGTCGGCGTCCTGCGCACGCACATCGGTGGCGTCCACGGCGCGGCCGATGCGATGGATCAGCTCAACGCCATCATCGGCGAGGGCAACCTGCGCATGCAGGATCTGACCGCGGCGTTCGGGACGGGCTTCGCGCTCACCGCCAAGCAGGTCGGCATTCCGCTCAAAGACCTCGGCGCTGCGCTGGATGAGATGACCCAGAAGGGCATCCCGGCCGCCAAAGCCGCGACGAGCCTGCGCTTCGCGCTGCTGAACATGGCGGCGCCGACGAAGGCCGGACAGAAGGCGCTTGAAGAAATCGGCATCAAGCAGGGCGAGCTCGCCGAAGACCTGCGCCGGCCGGACGGCCTGCGTGTCGCGGTGACGGACCTGAATGAACACATGCAGAAAATGGGCCTCTCGGCGACCAAGCAGACTGAACTGCTCAAGTCGGCGTTTGGTGGAATCCGCTCAAGCGCGGCGATTCTGACACTCACTCAGGATCTCGGCGGCTTCAACAACATCCTGACCAAGCTCGGTGGCAACCAGGGCACCAAGGACTTCGAAGAGAAGTTCAAGAAGACGAGCGAAACGTCGGCCTTCAAGTGGCATCAGATGACGGCCACGATCGAATCGGACTCGATCAAGATGGGTATCACGCTGCTGCCGATCGCCAACACGATCATCGGCGACGTGACGAAAATGGTGGACGGATTCACCAAGCTGCCGACGCCGGTCAAGGACGCAGCGGTCGGGATCGCGGCGCTCGGCGCGGTGCTCGCGCCGGTCGCGCTGGCGATGGGAACGGTCACCCGCCTGGCTGGCTCGGCCTTCAAAGTGGCTGGAGCGACGGGCGGTCCGTTCGGGAAAATCTTCGGTGGCACCGCTGGGATCTCTGGCGCTCGTACCGGAGGCATGGGACCGGGCTCGGCAGCGAACCCGATTGTCACCGTCATGGAGGACGCGCAATACGCCGGCCTCGGCGGTCGTGCTGCGCCGCTCGGCACAAGCGGCGCAACGACTGCGGGCACTGCTGCCAAGTCCGAGGCCTCGAGCATCGGCACGAAAGTCGCAGCCGGAGGTCGCGCCGTGCTCGGCAGAGCGCTCGGAGCTGCCGGTGTTCTCGGTATTGGACTCGGTGCCTCTGAAATCGCCGGCCAGGCGATCGGCGGTCACACCGGCTCGACGGTATCGAGCATTGGCACGACCGCGACGCTCGGCGCGGCGATAGGGACGGCCATTGAGCCGGGCCTCGGCACCGCGATCGGCGGTCTCGGTGGCGCGATCGTCGGCGCCATCAAAGCCATCGCGCCTCCGAGTCAGGCGGTCAAAGAAGCCCATGAGGCGGCCGAAGGTCGAGGCAAACCGAAACTCGGGCCGCAGTTCAAGGCCGAAGCCGAACACCTATTCGCCGAACAGGCGAAAGCGGTCCACGCCGCGGCGCCGCGGGGCGGTCAGGCCCAGCTCGAAAAAGCCAACGCGATGCAGGTACGCGAAACGATGGGCGGTCTGATCGGTGAAGCGCAGGGCAAGGCTGAGGCCGCCTACGTGCAGGAAGGCAAGCGCTTCCCTGGCCTGCAGTCGATCATCGAGACCTCCAAGCGCGACCTCGCCCAGCTCGCCCCGGCGGGCAAGGAAGCGTTCATGAAGATGATGACCGGCATGGTGCAGACGCTCGAAAGAGAAGGGCGTCTACCGGCGGGCTCGCTCAAGCGTCTGGTCGATGCGGCGAAAAAGGAACTGTCGCACCTGCCGATCATCGGCACGACCAGTGCGGACGGATTCTCCAAGAACTTCATCGCCAACCTGCATACGAGTGACATGCAGGCCGCCGTGGTGAAGGTGAGTCAGGAAATCAATCACAACTGGGGCCGCGAATTCGGCCTGCTGCCAGTCACCACGCACATGCACTTCGACGAAGTCGTGCAGACCTCCTACCACGACCTCGCGCGATTGAAGGGCATCATGCAGTACGGCACCAAGCAGCAACGCGAAGCGGCCGAACAGGAGTATGCGCAGCTCGCTCCCGGCCTGCACAAGTACATGGAAGCGGCGAAAGGCGCGGTCGCCACCGAACTCACCAGCCTCGGCCAGCAGACGGGACCGCTTTCGCACAAGGGCGTGGAAGCGATCATCAAGAAGTACGAAGAACTGCCGCCGGCAATGAAAACGGAGATGGAACACGCTGGCGGCGCGATCGGCAAAGGCATGGACGCCATCAACAAAGCCCTCGAAGCAGAGCTCAAGGCACTCGGTGTCACCTGGAAAGGCAAGCTCTCGACGCAGCAGCTCATCCAGCAGATGGGTGTGACGACCGTGACCGGCGGGACGGGTGCGGGCGGTCATGCGATGGGTGGCTTCATCGGTGCCGCTGGTGAGCGCGGGCGCGACGAAGTCCCGGCGATGCTCGGGCGCGGAGAGGCCGTGCTCAACTACCAGCAGCAGGCGGTCGCTGATCGTGCGCTCGCAGCTGCCGGCCACGGCGGCCTCGATCAGCTGTTCACCAACACCGCGGGCACGCGCCACTACATGGCGAGCGGTGGCTACGCCGGCTATTCGCTGCCGTTGCCGCGCGGCTCGATGATGCCGGGCTCGTGGTCGATCGACCAGGGCGTCGATATTCCCGCGGGTGCCGGGACACCGGAGTACGCCATCGGGCCCGGGACGATCATCGGCGAGGGCATCTCGGGCTTCGGGCCGAACGCGCCGATCCTGAAAATCAGCGCCGGTCCGCTCGCGGGCATGAACGTCTACTACGGCCACGCCGGGCCTGACGTCGTCCGCGTCGGGCAGACCGTCCACGCCGGACAGCAGATCTCCGAGGTCGGCTCGGGCATCGTCGGCATCTCGACTGGCCCGCACATCGAGATCGGCTTCGGTCCACCGTTCTCGACCGGGCAGGGCATGGCCGTCGTCCTGCAGCAGCTGATGGGACACGCGGGCGTGAGCGGCGTGCCGGGTGGGATAGCGGCGACGCCGGCGAGCATCGGCACTCCACGCTGGACGGGGCCCGGTGGCGCCATCGGACAGGCCGGGCAGGCTGTGCTCGCCAAAAGTGCCGCAGCGGCCAACGCCTTCCTGGCGAAGATGGCACCGCAGGGCATCGGTGCGGCCTCGGTCGCAGGCCAGCCGCTCGGTGCCGCCGGTGCGGGCAGCTGGCGCCAGGAGGTCTCGACCCTCTCCAAGCAGAAAGGCTGGTCAGAACACGACTGGCTCGAGATCATCGCCGCCGAGTCGGGCTCGCCGGGCCAGCTCGGGACCGGCAACCCGCAGGCGGTCGAACGCGGCAGTGGCGCCTTCGGGCTCGGCCAGGTGCTCGGAGCCACGCGGACGCAGTTCCCGAAGATGACCTCCTCGGACGGCGCCACGCAGATCGTCGGCATGGCCGAATACATCGCCAGCCGCTACGGCGACCCGACGCGCGCCTGGGCCTTCCACGTTGCCAACAACTACTACGCGACCGGCAAACCGAAAGCCCACTTCCCCGGCACCAAACCGAAGGTGCCCGGTGCCAAAACGAAACCACTGAAACCCAAAGCGCAGAAACCCGGCACGAAAGTCAAAGCGCAGACCAAACCGCTCTCACCGAAACAGCTGCAGACGCTCGACCAGCTGCGGACCGGCGTCGAAGGACCGTGGAACGACGCGCAGACGCTCACGACGCAGATGGGCAACCTGCAGCAGCTTTTCCAGGCCCAGGAGGGCGAGGAAGCCTACCTGAACCCAGACGGTTCGCTGAACGCCGCGGGCATCGCCAAGAAGGCCACCGACGATCGCGAACTGATCGGCATGCAGCAGCGGGTGCTCGGCGACTACAACGAGCTCCTGCCGCTCGTCTCCCACGCGCTCTCGACCGAGCTCGGCAAGGAGTCGAACCTCGAGGGGAAGATCAACAAGGACACGGCGCAGATCGCCAAAGACAACAAGACGATCGCCCTGAACAAGGAAAAGATCGCCTCGCTGCGCGCAGTCTCGCTCGCGCTGAAAAAACCGACGCCCGACGTCGTCAAAGCGATCCAGGCGCAGATCACCGGAGCCAAAGCGCACTGGGATCCGCTGGTGAAGGCGGCGCAGGCCGCGAAGGCCGGCTACGTCCCGCAGACCTACGTCGACCAGCTCTACCAGCCACCGCAGGCGCCCAAAGGCAAAGCGGGCGAAGCCGAGCGCGCCGCGCAGTACACCGAACGCCAGCGGATCGCCTCGCTGAACCAGGCGGGTCACGTCCGAGTCACGGGCCTCAATCAGCAGGAACGCGCACGCCTAGAGGCTGCGGTGCGTGCGGTGAAAGGCGAAGAGGAAAGCATCCTGCGCACGCTGCGCGCCGCGCTTGCCAGGGCGAAGGCAGAGCAGGCCGCGCACAAGCTCCACGTCTCACTGGAATCCTTCCACCTCGGCCAGAAAATCCAGGGGTATGAGAAAGAAGACCTGACGCTCTCCAACAAGGACAAAGGCCTCTCCGAAACCGACAAACAGCTCAAAGAAGCGCTCGGCGGCCAGGCTGGCGCCGGAACGGCGCTCGGCGTGATCGAGAACATCGCCGGGCAGCTTGGCACGGTCGCCTGGGACAGCGCGGGCCACTTCGTCGGGATCAACACGGCCGACCAGGGCGCGGCGTTCTCCGCGGGCATCCAGCTCATCTCGCTGCAGAATGACCTCGCGGGCGTCTATCGCTCGGCTGCGCTACCCGAAACGGCAGCGACGAGCACGGAAAACACGCAGCTCATCCAGCTCCTGCAGCAGCAGAACACGCAGCTCGCCGAGGCATACGCGCTCTCACAGGCGCAGTTCAAGGTGCTCTCGACCTTCGCGCCGAACATCCCGCACTTCGCCTCGGGCGGCCCGGTGCTCAACGACGGGCTGATCTACGCGCACGCCGGCGAGCACGTCGTCCCGGCGCAGGGAACGCTCGTGCGCGACTCGGCGCAGAAGATCCCCGAGGTGCATAACCACTTCACCGTGCAGGGCTCGATGGCGCCGCTGATCGACATCATCGACCAGCGCGTACAGCACCCGGACAACGCGCGTCACATCTCCACTCACATCGGCAGGCGCACGTCGATGTTGGCTGGAGCACCGGGCGGGTTTCGCTGATGGCCGCACCCGCCCTGATCCTCACCGCCGTCACTCCGGCCAAGACGATCTCGCTGAACCTCTCCACCTTCCTGCAGTTGCAGCCAGGAACCCAGATGGACCCGTACAACCCGGCCTTCACCAACAAGGTCTTCTCCCACTCGCTGCTGAAGGAGGGCGGCACGCTGGCGCTGGAGTCGCTCGCGCTCAAGGAGCTTCAGTTCCCGCTGCGCCTGAAGGCTGCGAGCGCGTCCGCGCTGGCCGAACTGATCCAGGAACTGAACCAGGTCATCAACTCGCCGGGCGCGACGGTCTCTTGGCAGGACGAAGGCATGAGCCAGGCGACCTACTTCGACCTGGCCTCGGGCCAGTTCGACATCACCTACACGTTCAGGGAAGCGGCGCAGCACTTCCAAGCTGGCAATCTGCGCCTGTTCTCGCAGCCGCTTGGCAGAACGGCTGCGCCACGAGCCTTTGCCGCTGCCTCCGGTGTCGGGCCGCTGCTGATGATCTCGCCGTATGCGTCGGGTGGTGCGCTGACGATCGCGGCGTCAGAACAGGCCGGTGTCAAAGGCTTCGGCGGTAAACAGCAGCCGAGTGGCGGCGTCTTCTACCAGGGCAATCCGAGTCTCGCGGGTGATGCTTCGGCCCTGCTCCAGCTAGCCCTCGTTCAGGGTGGGGAAAAGCAGAATCCATGGACGACTGTCAGTGTCCTGCCAGACGAGCACTATGTGCCACTGAGGCCCATATCTGAACTCGGTGCGGCGGGCAACATCGTCAACAGTGCGGTGGGCGTCGGCAGTCAGTACGCCTCGATGACTAAAGAAGCTGTCGTCGTCAGGCTGGAACCAACGCCGCTTGGCACGCCGGGCGTGCTGTGGGCGGGCAATCACAGATTGTTTGCCATCGCCCGCGCCTCGACTGCGAACTGTTTCATGGAAACCGCAGTTAACAGCATTGTGCCCTATGCCGTAACGGCGTCGGTCGTGGCATCGGGCGCCGTTGGCGACTGGAGCCTCTACGACCTCGGTGTCGCGTCACTCAGGGCCAGCGAGAATCCCTACCAGTCGATCGAAGTGACGCTCGTCGCATCGACCGGCACGCTTGATGTTACCGCGATGGTGATGCTGCCCGATGCGACTACCTGGTTTTGGAACGGTGCGAGCGCGATTGGCAACAAGGGCACCAAACAGCTCGTGATCGCAGACGACGTGATGGGCGATCAGTTTGCCTTCCCAAACAACATATACAAAACAGCACCGTCACCAGCGGGCCTGACGGGCTCGGGTGTACGTATCACCGAAGCCACGCGGGGCCTAGTGCCACGCCCTGAGCCGCGCCAGGGCGTGCCGATTATCGCTGTGCTGGATCTCCCGCTGACTATCACCAACGTGAACCAGCTCACGACGGCACAAGTCGCCGTGCTCGAGCGCTGCCGCTATATCTTGCAGTAAGCGCTATTCGATGCCCCGTGCGCTCACGCGATACCCATGCTGCCCGAAGATCGCACGGCAGGTGCCCGTCCACATGCTGGCGCCTTCGGCTTCGATCCCCACGTTGACCGTCGGCGTGGAGTAGTTGCAGATCGCGCTGTGCGGCGTCGCCCGATGGCAGTTCGCTGTCGTGCCCGATCCGAAGTAATGGACGACTGCCTGCTCGGCGCGGGTGACGCTGAATGACACCGGCCTCGCGTCGGCCTTGGCCACGGCGACGACGCACCACACGATGATGAGAAGTACGGCCAGGGCGAATAGGCCCTGGACCCAGCGCCCGAAGCTGCCGAGCCTCCCGGTTCCCCTACAGGCCAAGCAGGGACCGCCTTTGCGGTTGCGTCCCGTTCCGAAGCACTGGTTGCATGTAGTCTGGGTCATGGCTGATCTCCTATCAGATCGGTCCAGCCCCGGGGCGGTGATTCGTCGCCGGGGCACTTTACGCCCTCCAGGTTAGCGCGGCGTTTCTAAAACCGCAAGCGCTCAGATAGTCGCTTGGCATGAGCGAGAACGGCCACCACGAGGTCGCGCCCGTGGCCGAGGTGGCGATCTCCTTCCTCCCGCTCGAGCTGACCTGGCTCGTCGCCAAGCTCGAGGAAGTGACGATCCCCTCGGTGCAGGGCAAGATGCTCGCGGCCTCCATCCAGCAGAAGGCCGAGCAGGCCATCGCCGCCCTGGCGGCCGACGAGTGAGCGGCGCCGGCGGCCAGGAGCTGCGCAAGCAGTTCCCGCTGCGGCTGATCATCGGCTCCGAAGACCTGACCTTCCTGCTCGACTCTTCCTTCACGTTCTCCAACGTCGATCCCGGCGGCTTCGAGGCGGCGTCCTTCTCGGTACCGAGGGATCTGCCGCAGACGATCCGCGGACTGCCGGTGCGCATCGACACCGGCCTGCGCGTCGCCTGGGAAGGCCGCGTCTCGCAGATCCAGCGCTCGCTCGGCAACCGCACGCAGATCACCTGCGAGGGCTACGCCGCCGAGCTGAAGGACCAGTTCGCCTCGATGATCTTCGTCGATCGCGACCTGACGAAATGGCAGGCGGCGACGATACGTCGGCAGAAGTTCTGGATCGAAAACAACCACGCCATCAGCAGTCCGTCCGTTGTAGCCAACCCAAACGGCACACCCTCGATCACCGAGGCCTTCAACGGGCCGTGGGAAGCCACCAGCCTGCCGATCGTCGAGGGCTGGTACAACGGTCAGGGCAACGCCATCGGCTCGCTCTATGTGGCCTGGGAAAAGGGGCCAATCCCCGCAGGGGGCGCCAACTGGACGTGGCTCTGCGACGTGGCAAGCGACGATGCGGCCAACGGCGCGGAAGGTACGGGTAACCTCTCAAGCATCGCCGGCGGCACAAGCGTTGTCACGCCTGTGGCGGGCAAGCCGTGGGCGGTGCTGCAATTCGCCTTCGGCTTAGCTGGCGGCGAAACCAATCGCGAATACACCATCTACTGGCAGAACGTCGCCGTCTACGGCCGCCACGGCCTGACCAAGCGCGGTACCGAACCCGGCGGCTTCTACCCCTCGGACATCGCGGGCTGGGTCGAGACCCAGGCGGAAGGCGTCAGCCGCGGCGTCATCCCCGAAGTCACGAGCTACATCGTCCCGCACTACGTCCAGCTCGCGCCTGTCTCGCTCGACACGATCCTCAACGACATGGCGATTCAGGGCATAGCGCACTGGGGCGTCTGGGAGCCGCTCTCGCCGCTGACCGGACCGGGGCAGCCGCGCCTCGACTTCCGCCCGCGCCCGAAGCTGGGCGAATACACCGCCTTCTGCGCACGCCGGGACTGCGATGTGCTCGACGTGCGCGAAGACCTCGCCAACCTCTACGACAAAGCCGTCGTCACCTACACGACCGTCGAAGGCGTCTCGGGCTTCGCCGAAGCGAAAATCGACAACCCGCTGCTCGACCAGGCCGGGATTCACCGCACGGCCGAGCTCAGCGGCGGCACGATGACCCCGGCCGCGGCGGAAACCTTCGCCAAGCAGGCGCTCGAACTGCTCTATGCGCAGGCGCGCATTGCGGGCTCGATCCAGATCTCGACGACGATCGACGGACCGTCGGGTCCCACCGCGCCGTGGCTTCTGAAATCCGGCATCGACCGGCTGCGGATCGGCGACCTGCCCTCGACCGACGCCTTCGGCCAGTACAACGACCTGCCTATCACGCGCGTCGAGTGCTCGGGCTCGGAGTCGGGGCTTACGACCTCGATCGAGGTCGGTCAGGGCGCCTACCTGCTCGAAGCGTTGCAGGCTCGCCTCGCCGCCGCTGCGACGCTCGCGGCGCAGGGCGGTTGATAGTCAGGGTCAGTGAACGGCGAGACCGAGCAGGAGAAGGCCGAACGCCTCGCATACGAGAAGGGGCGCCGGGAGCAGGCCGTGACATCTCATCTCGAGGCGCATGACAGGGAGATCGGCGATATCTCCAAGCAGGTTCAGCTGAACACCGGCTCGATCCTCGACCTCAACACGAACATCGTCCGCCAGGTATCTGAGGTCAGGCACGACATCGAGGATCAGCGACGGGCCTTCGACCACGAGTTCAAGGACGACGACGGTGCCGTGGTACGGCTGAGCAGACAGGTGAGCGAACTGACGGGATCCCCGATCGCCTCCAGCCGCGAGTGGCACAAACAGCTCTGGCTGCTTGGGATCGGCATCGTCGCAACCGCGGTTGCGACGGGACTCGTCTACCTCGCGGTCGGGTTGGGGCATACGTGATCCGTCCCGTGCGCACGGTCAGCGCCGACGAGCAGCGCACCGTCTATGCCTTCACGATGCGCGGGCTTGTCATCCTCGGAGCGCTATTGGGGCTGATGCTCGGGACCACCGTCTTCGGCCCGCTGGCGCTGCACAGCGCCCAGCGCGCCAGCGGTCGCATCGAAGAAGCGGTGCGTGCAAACTGTGAAGCCCAGAAGCTCGAAGCGGCGATCCAGCGACGCTCGCTGATCAACTCCCAGGCCGAGAACCGGGCGCTCCTGCCTCGCCTCAGCTTCCCCGGCCTGACCCGCGCGGAACTGCGCGCACTCGCGCGAATGGGTGAAGTCGAACGCGCCGAACACGTCGCCACGCTCAACCGCCTGGCCCACCGGATCTGTGCCCTGCAGTGAGCGAGCGCGAACGCACCTGGACCCTGTTCGGCTTCTGCATCGCCTGGACGCTCTACATCGTCTATGAGAACAGCCGGACCGCGACCAGGCGCGATAAGGAACTGAGCATCATCCGCGACAAGACCTCGAAAGCGGAATCGCGAGCCGAAGGCGCCGAGGAAGCGACCAAGCGCCGCACCGAGCTCGAGGGCCGCCGCCTCGCGGTCATCACTGCGATCGCCGCCATCGCAGGCGTCGTCGTTGTGGTCATCGCCTACCACCTGATCTAGATAGTCGCTGGGGCAATGAGAGCTGCCAGCGCAGTAGTAGTGGTTGGTGTGCTGGCGATCGCCGGTTGCGGCGGGACTCCTTCTCCTCCTGTCCCGTCGCAACCGACCGAAACGACGAGCTCCCAGACCGCCGGCGGATCGGTCCATCCGCCCGGCTGGGGCCGCCCGGCGCCCGCGTCGGTCCAGCGCTTCGCCCTGCGCCCGAGCATCGCCACCGCGACGATGTACGACTCGATCACGCTCTCGACGGTGCCGCCGAGCCCTTTCGCGCTCGCGGGCTACACGTCAGGCTTCTGGCCCACCTACGAGCCGATGCGGCGCACCTGGCCGAACGCGCACACGGTGAGCATCGCTGTTACCGCCATCTACCACGCCGACTGCTTGGACGTCGAGCCCGGTGACGCCACGCCGTCGCAAGCGCCCGGCTGGGTAGAGGCCGACAAAGCCGCGGGCTTCGCCAGGCCCTGCCTGTACTCCAGCTACTACGAGTGGATCGAACAGCTCCGGCCGGCGCTCGCGCGTGCGGGCATCGCGCTCTCGCGGATCTTCAAGTGGGTCGCCTCCTACGTCTACCACCCGCAGCTCCTGCCGGGCTTCGATGCGCAGCAGTGGACCGACGCGGCCTATGGGCGCAACCTCGACGCCTCGCTCGTGCTGCTGCCGTTTCTGTCGATCGCGCAGCCGCCCTACGTCGCGCCCAAGCCGAACCGCGCCAAGCTGATCGCGCGCCGGGAAGTCCTCCGCTACGCGCTCCTGCACTACGGCTGTCGCCACCGGCAGGAACACCACGAAGCGCTCGGGCCCAAGTGCAAACGCTGGTTCGCCGAAGGCAACCGGATCAACCGCGAACTGGCGGCGAGCTCGTGAGTCACATCCAGCCGCGCCATCACCACCTCGGCGACGCCGCGAGCCTCGGCCTGAAGGAGGCGCGCAGCCTCGCCGGCGACTGCAGCGGGATCAACCGCAAGACGGCGATCATCGTGCCGGCCGTGCTCGGCTCGATGCCGTTCTTCTGGTTCACGATCGTTCTCGCCTGCCTGAGCCTGCCGGCGGTCGTCGAGGGCTTCTGCACCGAAGTCCTGAAAACCGGCCAGATCTTCCCGAGCACCATCACCAAGGCTGCGCTGATCGCGCTCATCGCCTGGATCGCGCAGACCTTCATCCAGCTCGTTGCGCTGCCGGTCCTGCAGGTCTCCAATAACGCCCAGATGGCCCAGCAGGAAGAGCACACCGGGGCGATTCTCAAAGGCGTCAACCTCGCCGCCGACCGTCTGGACGTGAGCACCGAGGGCGGCCTGAAGACGGTCGTGGACGAGGTCAAGGCGCTTGGCGTATCCATCGCCGAACTGAGCGAAAAGGTCGACGTGCCGCCACCGCTCACACCACCGCCAACCCCCAAACCGAAAGGACGCAAGTGAGCGAGCATCGCTACGGCTGGCGCCGGCCGCTGCCGGGCCTCTCCTATCCGCAGGCCGACACGACGGGCATCACCGTGAAGACCGAGGTCGATCCACGTCATCAGATGCCGCCGATCCTCGACCAGGGCGAACTCGGCTCCTGCACGGCGAACGCGACCTCGAGCTGCTTCCAGTACGACGCCATTGTCCACGGCCACGACTGCGGCCAGCTCTCGCGCCTGTGGATCTACTACTTCGAGCGCTCGCTCGAGCACACGCTCGGCCAGGGCGACGTCGGCGCGATGGGCCACGACGCCTTCACGGTCGCTCGCCACGGCATCCCCGACGAGAGCCGCTACCCGTACGTTATCGCCGACTTCGAAGCGAAACCGCCGGACGTCGAGCCACGCGCCTACACCCTGAAGCGCGAAGTGCGCTCGGTCGCCCAGTCGCTCGGGCAGATCAAGCAGGTGCTGAGCAACGAGCAGACGATCGCCTTCGGCTTCACGGTGTACGAATCCTTCGAGAGCGAATGGTCGCAGACCGGCGTGATGCCGATGCCGGCGCCCGGCGAGGGCGTCCTCGGCGGCCACGAGGTTCTGCTCTGCGGCTACCTGCACTCGCAGCCGCACTACGCGCTGGTGCGCAACAGCTGGGGCGCCGAGTGGGGCCTCGCCGGCTACTTCCTCATGCCCTGGGCCTACCTGCTCGACGGCAACTACTGCTCGGATCTCAGAACGATCAAACACTAGAGAGGAGGTGTCATGCCAACCCCAACCCCAACCCCAGAAGCCAAGAAGGTGAGCATCGGACCGACGACTTGGGCCGGCTGGATCTCGTCGTTCCTGCTGCTCGCGCCGACGGCCGTCAAAGACGTCGAAGCCGGTGAAGTGGCGATGCGCGGTCCCGAAAAGTACGCCGCCATCGCTGGCGTCATCGCGCTTGCGATCACGCAGATCGGCCGTTACGTCCAGGCGGCAAAACTGTGAACATCATGAATCCCTGGCTGCCCCTGCAGTTCTGGTGCTACGTGGTGCGTGCGGCGTGGCGCCGTCTGCCATGAGCACGCCCGCGCACGAAGCCGAAGTCTCGATTCGCTTCATCGAGCGCTGGCCCGCGCACGAACCGCGCGAGAAGGATCCGCACTACCGCCTGTTCCATCAGGCCAAAGAGCGGATGAAGAAGGCGGGGCTGCTGAAGTGCAACGTCGAATCCGACTACCACTACGGCGGCATCGAGCTGCATCACGACAAGGTCGAGTTCGCGCACATCGGCGACATCGACATCGAGAAGTTCAATCACGCCTATGGCCTGAACCTGAGCGACGAAGCGTTTCAGGAATACGTCGAGCAGGAGGGCAACCTCGAGCCGCTGTGCGTTCTGCATCACCGCGGCCAGGAGGGAGTCCACTCGCTGCCGACACCGGAGTGGAATGTGCTGCGCACCTCGACGGATCCGCGCCATGTCATCACCGCACTCGCCAACAGTGAGATCGGCGTTGTGGGAGCACCGGATGCGCCTGCCTAGTCTTGCTCTCGTCGCCGTGGCGACTCTCGCTGGCGCTCCTGCGGCCTTCGGCTTGGAAGTCACCGTCCGCTACACGAACTGCACGCAGCCCAGTCAAGGCCAGGTCGTCTGCGTCGTCGGGCCCACCGGCCCGACCGGGCCAGCGGGCCCGAAAGGCTCACGCGGGCCCACGGGTCCGACGGGGGCGACCGGCGTGAGCGGTGCGACAGGGGCGGTAGGCACGACAGGAGCGGAAGGTGCCACGGGACCGACCGGCGCTCCGATGGGCGAAAGCGAACACGCTGCAGTTGTCCAGACCGCGGAAGCTGGCGTCAGCGCGGCCGAAGCCTCGCTGACCAAGGCGCGCGAAGTCGTCCCGCTCATCGGTGTCATCGGGGAAACTGGCGAAACGGGGGCCACGGGCGCGACGTAATGAAACCCACAGTGATCACCACGATGAAGTCCTCGGCGAACTCTTCGTCCGCCTAGAAGTCAGGAATCTGCAGCGCAGGCTGGCCCGAGTCGAACGGGTGCGCAAGCTCTCGCCGCAGGAGCGCCGCGAACTGGTAGCCATCTGGCTCAAGCGCGAGCTCCGAGAAGCCTTCCCGACCGCGCCGTAACGCCATGACGTGACAACGTCGCGACATCCTGCTACGGTGCCCGCTCCGCTCAATGAGCGATGGCCCGCGCCGAACGTGCGGGCGAACGGCGTGAGCATCCCGCTTGCGCGATCCGAGACGGAGGTCCGATGTCATCAGACACCTACTCGTCGTCGTTGCCGCACTCGCAGCCAGCCATCACTACTACCACCCGCACGATCCGGGCTGCCGCACGAAGGCCTGCGATCAGCGCGTAGACCGCTGGTGGGCGGCGCACCATCCACCGCCCACCAACAGCCCCGGAAGCGCCAACGAACCAGGCCAGTCTACTGAAGGCTCGGGCTCGCTTCCGGCCTGTACCTGGGAACACGAGGGCGGCAGCAGCTGGACGGTCTACAACACCGAAGGCAGTGGCGCCTCGGGCCACTACCAGATCATGCCCGGCACCTGGAAGGAAAACGGCGGCCAGACGGCCAACGCAGCCGAAGCCTCGCCGGAAGAACAGACGCGCGTGGCTGAGCGGCTCTACGCGAAGGAAGGCGGCAAACCCTGGGTCAACTGCTAGCCCTAAGCGTTCTCTCATGATTCTGGCTGAGCAGCCAGTGGTAACGCTTAGGTAGTGGAGGACGTAGAAGCGTGGCAGCTGGTGCTGGTGGCGCTCGGGGAGGCGCTGGCGCTGGCGCTCAGCGCCTCGACCCGCCGGCGGCTGCTTCGCCTCCGCGTCCTCGTTTGCGCATGGGCGGGGCTGCCACCGCTATCTGCAGCTCGGTCAGGAGCTCGAGCGCGGCCTCGACCTTCGCCTCGATCCGGTCGAGCTGGCCCTCGGGGCCGTGCGCCTGCTCCTCGCCGTAGAGCAGATAGTTCTCGCTGACGCCGAAGTAGGCCGCGAGCTTCTGGAGGTTCTCCCAGGAGATGCCGTCGCCGTGCTCCCAGTGCTGGTAGGTGCGCAGGCGTACGTCGATGGCCTCGGCGACCACCGGCTGCGGGCGGGCGCCGCGAAGCTCGCGGATCCGCGCGGCGACTTCTAGCTGGCGCTCGCGCTGGCGTGCCATCTGGGCAGCGAACGTAGAGCGGTTTCCCGGTCTTTGCGACGTACCGGGAACGAAACTTTCAGACGCGCCGCTTGACGTCATCATGCGTACATGGTACGTTACGCGCCATGAGAACGCAAATGCCTGTCGCGAAAGGGCGCGGCGACCTACGGAAGCGCCGCCAGGCACTCGGCCTCTCGCTCGAGCGCCTCGCCGCAACCGCACAAGTCTCATGCCGCACCATCGAACGCGTCGAGCGTGGCGTCCATCAGGGAACGCCGAGCACCATCGCCGCTATCGAATGGGCGCTCGAGCAGGCTGAAAGCCAGAACGGGAGCGCGGCGTGAAGCCGACGCGCATCACCAACGCACGCGCTGCGCGCAACTGCCGTCCGCTCGGCAACGTCCGAGTGCTTGCACCCAAGACTTCGGCTCGGAACGCTGTCTCTCTTCCCCCTAGAGATGCCGAGCCGCAGCGTCCGGTCCCTAGCCGGACGAGGAGGTCGGAGCAGGGCAAAAGGGCTGCTCCGACCTCCAACCAACCCCAGGGCGGCACCATCACCTGGGTAGCCGGCAACCCCGACCGAGCCGCATAGGAGATCGCCATGACCGAGCCCACCGTCGACGCAACCGCCGAGGAGGTCGGCTCCGAGGTGGTCGTCATCCCGCAGCCCGCGACGCTCTTCAAGACCGACGATCCGGCCGAAGTGCTCGCCAAGGCGAGTGAGGTCGCCACGGCGCTGAAGGAGACCGTCCAGAAGGCGGGCCTCATCGCCACCATCAAGGGCAAGGAGCACCCGAAGGTCGAGGCCTGGCAGCTGCTCGGCTCGATGCTCGGCGTCTCCCCGGTGCCGCTCGGCGAACCGAAGGTGATCCCGTGGCCCGAGCCGATCCCGCCCGCCCTGAAGGCGATCCATGACCGCGGGCTGTCGTTCGGCTTCTCGGCCGCGTATAACGCCGTGAAGGCCGGTGAGATCGTCGGCGGCGGCCAGGCGCGTTGCCTGCGCACCGAGTACAGCTGGAAAGACCGCGACGACTTCGCGCTCGCCTCGATGGCGCAGACCCGCGCGATCTCAAAGACGCTCAGCGGCCCGCTGCGCTTCGTCATGGTGCTCGCCGGATACGACGCAACTCCAGCCGAGGAGATGGGCGCACCCGATCCGCCGGCACGGCGCGAGCAGGTCCGCCCGACCGACGGCGCCACGCCGCGGCAGGCCAACGGCGTCAGCGAACGCCCGCTCAGCGCCGAGCAACGCTCGCGTCTGATCGCCGCGATCATGGACAAGAACGAGGAGCCGGGCTATCTGGACCTGCTGCTCGCCACGGTCGGCAAGGAGCGGATCGAGGATCTGACCAACAAGGACGCCAAGCAGATCGCGCAGATCCTGAGCGCATGAGCGTCACCACGGATCTCGCCAAGGCGCCCGGCGCGATGGAGCACCGCCTAGAGCGCCCGCACGCCAAGGGCCTGATCGAGTTCGAGGAGGCTCCCGCGGGCTGGCTGACCAAGACCGGCACACCGCGCAAGGAACCCTGGCGTGCCTACTACTTCTCGCCGCGCGGGCCCGAGTCTCAGCGGACGCGCCTGCCCTCGACGACGACGCTGCTCAACGCCATCTGTCCGAAGGACGGACTGCCGCGGTGGGCCGAGGGCAAGGGCATCGAAGGCGCGTGGGAGCTCTGCTGGCAGTTCGATAACGCCCTGCACAAGATGACCGACGATGCCTCGAAGGTCGTCCAGTGGGTGCGCGAGCGCGAACTCGGCGCCGATGCGGCCAAGCTGCGGGCGGCACAGCGCGGCCTGAACGTCCACGACCTTCTGCGCGAGTACATGGAGACCGGCAAAGCGCCGATCATCGGCGCGCATCCCGAGGAGCACCGCGGCTACATCCAGGCACTCTGCAAGTGGCTCATCAAGTGCAACCCCGAACCCGTCGCCGTCGAGCAGCTGGTCGTTCACGGCGAGCACGGCTACGCCGGGCGCCTGGACCTGCGCGCCAAGATCGCCGGACGGCTGACGACGGTCGACCTGAAGACCCAGGAGCGCGCCGGCATCTACCGCGCTGCGCACTGGCAGGTCAACCTCTATGAGGAGGCGGCAACGTGGCTCGGCGACGAGCCTGCAGAGCAGCTGACGGTTGTCGTCGTCGCTGCCGATGGCGAGTACCGCGAGATGCCGGTCGACCGCCTCCCGGTCGAGCAGGCCATCGACTTCTATCGGATCTGTAAGCCGATCGACAGCGCCTGCGAACGCGAGAACAAGCGCGAGCGGGAGGCGCGGGCATGAACCCAACCAACGAAACCGGAGGCTGAATGCCATTCAAGCAGGGCGACAAGCTGTTTATTCGGACCGTGACCTTCCATCTCGTGGGCGAGGTCACCGAGGTGGAGGGCTCCTGGCTCAAGCTGAAGGATGCGGCTTGGGTTGCTGATTCGGGTCGCTTCACACAGGCGATCCAGATTGGAGCCCTGAGTGAAGTCGAGCCCGTCGGGGATGCCTGGGTGAACCTTAACACGGCGACGGATGTCTTTCCGTGGCGACACGATCTGCCTTTGGAGCAGAAGTGAACGCAGGGGCATTAGTGATCGGGTCGCGGTCGCGGTCGTGGTCGCGGTCGTGGTCGCGGTCGCGGTCGCGATCCTGGGCGTGGTCGCGGTCGCGGTCGCGGTCGTGGTCGTGGTCGGGGTCGCGGTCCGTATGACCTCCACCGAAGCCGCCGTCGCCTACGAGCTCTGCGGCTGGC